AGATTATCAGATGATAACTTTACATATAAAGACTGGTCGCTTGGTGTTTATTCTAAGTCTAGAAATTTATTAGTCTCACCAGAAGAGTGTTACAAAAATGAAAGTTACAAACGAGACTCCCTTACAGTTTACCTTAGAAAGATTAATACATATGAGAATTACAAAAGAGCAGGCGGACAAAGATCTTTTATAGACTTTGATGATATGATTGAGAGAGCGATAAAAGAAGTAGAGTTTCCGAAACTATCTGTTTTAATTTTAGACGAAGCTCAAGATTGCACACCGTTGCAATGGTCTGTCATTTACAAGATGGCAACTAAGGTAGATAGAATATATTTAGCTGGAGATGATGATCAGGGAATATATAAATGGAATGGTGCAGACCCTAAATACTTTACTAAATTTTTCCCAGGCAGAAAAGTTAAGTTAAGGAAGACAAGAAGATTTGGAGAAGCCATACATAAATTTTCTCAGATTATTAGAAGGGGCATACTTGATAGTGAAGAGAAAGAATATTTACCAAGTGCAACACAAGGATATGTAAAGTCTTATTTAAATTTTAGAGAGATACCTTTTGATAAGAGTGAAGACACATGGTTTATTTTAGGTCGGGTACATAACACTGTTAATGAATTAAGAATGTTAGCTAAGGATGCTGGTTTATATTTCAAAGATAATCATGACAATAAATGTTTTGACGAAAAACAATGGGAGGCAATCAAAGCTTGGACTAAGTTAAGCAACAATAAATCTATTAATAAAAAGGCATCACAAAATTTGTATAGGTTTATTAGAGAAGTAAGTGATTCGGATTACAGGACAGATAAGTTTTGGTCTAAGGAGCCAGACTACAGAGACTACACATTTGATTATTTAAAAGAATGGTGTGGCTTAGATTTACCTAATAGCTCACAAAAGAAACACTGGTTTTGGATATTGAAAAGAAATTTTAAGCCAGGTCAGACAAGAAATTTTATTAGACTACTTAGAAGGTATGGACAAAAACAATTAGATCAAGAGCCTAAGATTATTATAGATACAATACACTCTGTAAAAGGAGATGAAGCTGATAATGTAATATTATATTCGAAAGCTAATTACCCAGCAAATTTTAGAACAAAAAATAGAGAAGAAAAAATTAATGAAAAGAAAGTTTGGTACACAGGTGTGACCAGAGCAAGAAAGGCTTTACATTTATTGAGAAGTGATTATAAATATAACTATCCGTTAGGTGCTGATTACTTAGTGTATATACAGGAAAAAAAATGACAGACCCAGATTTATTCAAAGACGCATTCCCACAAAACAAAGGGCCTAAACATTATAAAGGATATAAAATTCAACCCTACGAATTTATTGCAAAAAATAATCTCTCGTTCTTCCAAGGGGTAGTTATTAAATACGTTGTTAGATATTTAATGAAGGACAAAGAAAAGGATTTAGATAAAATTATTCATTACTGTCAACTAGAAAAGAAAAGATTAAAAGATGGCGATTAAACATAGAATAAAAATAAGGGGTAAGATACCAAATGATTTAGAGGCAGCTAAAGAAAAAGCTGATCAAGATTATCAAGGCGGTGGGGCTTATCGAGCATTTTTAAAATTATTTTTCAAAGCAAAAAAGGAGAAGGATGATAACAATCCCGGATCTAGTAACGAAGATTAGAATAATTCTAAAGAGGACATTGGATAAACCTTACTCATGGATAGAAAGATTAGGTTCAAAACTTAATGTTTGGGCATGGAACAAAAGGTGGAGTAACAGAGATCAAGGCACTGGTTACACTGAAGTTGAATGAAAACTTTAGACTTATTTAGTGGCATTGGTGGATTTTCTTTAGGGTTAGAGAGAGCAGGTTTTGAAACGGTTGCTTTTTGTGAGATAGATAAATATTGTCAGAAAGTGATTAAAAAATTTTGGGATAAAAAAATTTATAACGATGTCAAAGAAATCACAAAACAAAAACTTAAATCAGATGGAATTGAGTTTCCCGAAATTATCACAGGTGGCTTCCCCTGCCAGCCGTTCAGTATTGCAGGAGCAAGAAAAGGGACAGACGACAACAGACATCTCTGGCCAGAAATGTTTCGCATCATCAAAGAGTTTAAGCCGAGGTGGGTTATTGGAGAAAATGTGCGAGGTATTATTAATATCCAAGACGGCATGGTATTCGAAAATGTGTGCACTGACTTGGAAGGAGAAGGTTACGAAGTCAGGGCGTTCAATATTCCAGCTGCAGCTGTTGGTGCCCCGCACAAAAGAGAGAGAATCTGGATTGTGGCGAACGCCAGACGCAGCATCAGGGGGGAGCAATCTTCCAGGAATAAAGAAAGCGCTAGATCAGGGACATATGAAAAGACCGAGTGGTCATGCAATACATCTAAGATTAGAGGATCAAGTGAGAGAACCAAGACTATGGCCAACGCCAACATCAACGGAACGGAGCGGAATCAATCCGAAGACAGGGAGAGGAGCCGGACTCAGCAAAGCAGTCAAGATGTGGCCAACGCCAGTACAGGACGACGTACATTACAGGAAAAACAAATATCAACAAGGGGGGACAGCTCTAAGCACCAAAGCTGGTGGGAAGCTGAACCCAACGTGGGTAGAGTGGCTGATGGGTTACCCGGCAGAATATACAGACTTAGAGCATTGGGAAACTCTATTGTCCCACAAATCGCAGAAGAAATCGGTAAAGCTATAATGATAGCAGAGCAGGAGATACATGGATCCAAATAGATTTGAATTGTATTTATACTTAGGATTTTTTGTTACTGTGTTTATGTTGCTTTATGCATATTTATTTATATGAAAATAAAACCTACTACACTTAGGTTTGCAAATGAATATGTTAAACAGAATCATAGGCACAGTAAAATTGTACAAGGTTGTAAATTTTGTATAGCTGCAATTGATGCAAAAGAAACTATTTTAGGAGTGGCAATAGTAGGTAGACCCGTATCTAGAAGATTAGATGATGGATATACTGCAGAGATAGTTAGAACTTGCACAACAGGCACTAAGAATGTAAACAGTTTACTATATGGAGCTTGCGCTAGAATTTGGAAAGAAATGGGTGGGACTAAAATTTTGACTTACACATTAGAGACAGAGACAGGGATAAGCTTAAGAGCAGCTGGTTACATACACTCAGGCACAACGCAATCTTTCTCGGAAGGTAAAGGTTGGACCACTCGCAAAGGTAGAGAGTGGCAACCTAAAGTACACTCTTTACAAAAGTTTAGATGGGAGAGATCTTTATGAGTTTACAGTTAGCGATGAATTTTAAAAAACATATTTGGTCTTCACCATCAGAGTTCAAAGATTTATCTGGAGCAACCGAGATTGCAATTGATTTAGAAACTAAAGACGACGGCATAAATGAAAGTCTTGGTGCTGGTTGGGCATTGAATAAAGGAGAGATAATCGGCATAGCTGTAGCAGTAGCAGGCTGGCAAGGATATTATCCGTTTGGTCATTTCGGTGGTGGTAATATGATACCTGAGCAAGTTAAGAAATATATGAAAGATATATGTGCTTTACCTTGTACGAAAATTTTTCATAATGCACAGTACGATGTTGGTTGGCTAGAGGCTAGTGGAATCACGGTGCACGGACCTATTGTAGATACCATGATAGCTGCAGCTTTGATTGATGAAAACAGATATCAATATAGTTTAAATAGTTTATCCAAAGATTATTTAGGTGAATTAAAAGCAGAGACAGATCTTAAGTTAGCAGCTGAAGAACACGGCATCGATGCTAAAAGAGAAATGTGGAAATTACCAGCAGAGCATGTTGGATTTTACGCTGAACAAGACGCACGGCTCACGCTTATGTTATGGCAAAGATTTAAACAAGAAATTCAACAACAAAGTCTTACTACTATTTGGGAGTTAGAGTCTGAGCTCTTACCTATTTTAATTAAAATGAGGCAAAGAGGAGTGAGAGTGCAAGTGGAATCAGCTGAAAAATTAAAACAAGAAATGATACGCCAAGAGAAAGAAGTAATGTTGGCAATAAAAAAAGAATCAGGATTAGACATTGACATTTGGGCAGCACGCCAGATCTCCACCGCCTTTGATAAATTAAAGATAGAATACCCACGTACTCAGAAAACTGGCGAACCTTCATTTACACACAATTGGTTGGTTAATAGTAAACATAAAATCTCAAAACTTATATTACAAGCTAGAGAATTAAACAAGTTCCATGGCACATTTTTATCTTCAATTATGAGATATCAAATTAAGGGTAGAATACATGGAGAGATAAATCAATTACGCTCAGATCAAGGAGGCACAGTATCTGGTAGGTTATCTATGGGTAACCCCAACTTACAGCAAATCCCTGCACGTAATAAAGATTTTGGTCCTAAGATTAGATCTTTGTTTATACCTGAAGAGGGACATCAATGGGGTAGTTTCGATTACTCTCAACAAGAACCTAGAATGACGGTGCATTATGCAGCCTCTATTGGAGAGGGATATGAAGGGTCTCAAGAATTAGTTGATGCATATAAAAATGCATCTGCTGATTTTCATCAGACAGTAGCTGATCTTGTTGGAATAGAGAGAACACAGGCAAAGACAATTGGTTTAGGTTTAATGTATGGCATGGGTAAGAATAAACTTGCAAACAGCTTAGGCTTAACAAAAGATGAAGCGGAGATATTAATAAGTAAGTATAATAGAAAAGTCCCATTTGTAAAATTGCTTTCAGAAAAATGTATGTTAACTGCTCAAGACAAAGGTGTAATACGAACTAAGAGAGGACGCAAGTGTAGATTTGATCAATGGGAAACTAAAGACTTTGGTTTACACATGCCAGAAACTTTTGATAACGCTGTAGCCAAATACGGTAGAGATAATATTAAAAGAGCAAAAACATACAAAGCACTAAACAGATTAATTCAAGGATCTTCTGCTGATCAAACTAAACAGGCAATGGTTAACTGTTATAATGCTGGTCACTTGCCGATATTACAAATACATGATGAACTTTGTTTTAATGTAAAGGATAAAAAAGATGTTTCGACAATAAAAAAAACTATGGAGGAGTGTATTGAATTTAAAGTTCCCTTCGTCGTTGACCATGGCACAGGAAAATCATGGGGCGACGCAAAATGATTTAATAGCTTACGCAGCTGGTCTATTTGATGGTGAAGGATGTGTTGTGTACAAACAATACAGAATTAAAAAAGGTTGTATGAAGTGGCACATTAATTTAGAGATAGCTATGACTGAGATAGAACCTTTGCATTGGTTTTACAATATAGTTAAAGTTGGGACGATAAATTATAAAAAAAATCAAGGACTAGGAAAAAAACCACAATGGAGATGGAGATGCTCCCATAGGAAAGCTTTTCATGTTGCTAACTTATTATTAAAATATTCAGTCGTTAAAAGAAAAAAATTAATGAGTATTGTTAATCACTATAATTTTAAAAAGCCGATAGGTATCCTGAGAGAAAAGTTTAGTTTTGATACTATTAAAAGCTAGTTAACCTGTAGCTCTTAAGTTTTCTTGTACGTCCTCATACTTAATGGCATTTCTTGTAGACTTAATATCTCTCTCAGTCTGAACCATATTAACATTTACTGAACCCTGATTTTTTAAATAGTCATTAGACCACTTAGCGTTGAGATTGTTCAGCTTGTTCAACAGACGTATTTTCTCTGGACTCATTCAACTCCTCATATGTTACGTAAGTGTGGTTTTTATTGTAGAAGTCTTCGTCCTTCATCTCTACTTTGCCCTCACCTACTTTTACTACAAAAGCATCTAGGGCTGCCTTGTCGTTTTCAGCGACTAATAAGTGGTTCATATACTTTCCTCCCACTCTGGCTTGGATCCTATATGCTCTCATATTTAATTATAGGATAAATTGATAGTCTTGTCTACACCGGGCTCAGTAGACAGACAAACACCCTGTACATAGGTCATAGATAGCTCTTTTTCTGTGATTTCACGGTCAAGCCTATTGGCGGTACTCTGCCAAATTACTGAGCAGTCTGCGGGGCTTAAAACGCCTTTTTGAATGATTTGATGACATTTATCAACGTCTCCAGGGTTGGTATAACATAGGGTACCAAACAGTATCCAAGATCCTATAGTTGAAGCTAACATTAGATTTGTTCTAAGACTCTACATTTAAAAGCAGGCCCCAATTGATTAGTGTTCATCATGTCTTTATCTAACATATTTATAACGTTTGTCACTTCAAATATGGCCGTTTTTACACAACTTTCCCATGTATCAAATATAACAGGGTGCTGAACAGGAGGGGAACAATCCTGAAAAACCATGGAACAAATACTTATAGTAAGAATAAATTTCATATTTTCGTTGACTTCCACACCTATCCCATTATATTGTATGTAATAATATGTTGATCAAGATTAAGAGCTCGAGTCTGTTATTTCATTCTATCATAAAACATATGGATGATACACTCGCTGACATTCCTATAATGGATCATGAAGGTTGTGATACTGAGGACTCTTTATCTTTTGACAGTTATGTTTCAGCCATAGAGAATTGCAATGTGAAGGATAAAGACGGTAGATATCACTATCCTGCTAATAAAACATTAGCCATAGTGCTGCTCTATGATGAAGTTAAATGTAAACGCAAACAGGGAGAACAAATGAGTCTAGTAAAAAAAACAATTGAACTTTTCGGTGAACCCGCAAAGATTACAAACAAACCAAACTATGATGATGCTTTTAAAATCATTGAAGAGCAATTCAAAAATATAATCAAAGTGACTGATGCCACTGGTGAAGTATTGAAAAGCACAAAGGATCTATGCAACAAAACTTTACATATGTCTGTGGAGATTAGAGATCACATGATAAAATTAGAAAAGAGGATCGATGAATTGGAAAGACAAACGAATACACGCCATTAATCGTATCACTCAAAAATATAATAACGGATCTCAGTATATTGATGAGTATAGCAATATACTGAAGTCTAAAGCTAAAAATAAAAAAGAATATAAAAAAGAGAGAGAGGAACAATGGATATTAACAAGTGGAAGAGTTTAGCTATCAACAAAGATGACCATACTTTATTGGTTGCGATTGCTAAAACAAAACATAGAGGACCAGGACCACAGTTTAGTAAAATCTTTAATGACTATCTTAAGTTTCAAGCTAAGAGAGAGGGATTGTCATTAGAAGCTTTTAAAAAGAAGCTGTTAAATGGTAAAACAAAATGATTGAAGCTCAAGATATTGAAAGAATAAATTTTCATCACAAAGGAAAAGAAAAGTTTAGTGTTGAAGTAAATCAAATAACAGGCACTTTAGAACTATGGGTCAATGGCGAAAAAAGAAACGCTATTACGATAGAGCAGCCAATGGGTAAATTTGAAGAGATGCTTGAGTATTGTAAAAATAAATTTTTAGAAATGAGAACAGGAGGTAAGCAATGAGACTTATAATGATGTTTGCATTTTTATTCTTAACAGGCTGCGGTTATACCGTGACGTTGGGTAAAAAATGTACACCTGGGCATGATGAGTGGTCCTATGTCTGGTTTTTTGAGAAAGATGGATCACATGACATAAACAAAGGTAACTGTAGGAAAGAATAATGATGCGATACACATACAAAGTTAGAGAGTTAAGTAAGGATATAGTAGACAACGTTACTAATGAAGTTGGTAAAGACGTTGGAGAGGCAGAGGAGATGCAAGCAATGTCTCTTAAAAAATTACAATCTAAACTTGATCATAAGAAAGAATATCATGTGGAGTACACCAATAAAAAAGGAAACTTCATATCTACAATAATAACTGGAAGGGAGAATAAATAATGTCTAAGAAAAACTTTGATTATAAAGTCACTGTAAATTTTGAAATGTCTGCTCATGCACAACGAGAGTATCAAACTGATAAGATGATAAAAGATAGTTTGCTACAAATGTTAAAACAACATTTGGATGAAGTTAAACGTTCTAAGTTTGTTAAAATCGAAAGGAACTATTCTCGTGAAAAGTGGAGTAAGGATCGATTAAAGAAAAGGAAGGCAGCGTGAAGGATTATAAAATGAAACGAATCAAGAAACAAACTATAACGGTAGAGATCAGTGGTGGTAGTAAGCAACACGTTGATACCATGGCCATAGAACTTTTGTTGTTATTAAAGAAAGAACTGCAGCCTTGGAATCGTCAGGTAAAAAAAGTTGAAGTGAAAAAGAACGGAAAAAAAGTTGCGTAATAAAGTAGGGGTCTATGACCCTTGCTTAAATTAATAAGGTATAATGTGTATTTTTTGTATTGATATGATGGTAGCACTCGCATTAGCTCTAAGTCTTGGAGCTTTAATTTATTTTGTGAATAAATAAAAGATATTTAAAAATTTTTTTGTGTTATTTTTAGTTTGAAATTAAACTGAAAATAATTTATGCATCAAAAGATAAGCAAGTCTATAAAGATTTGTAAACACTGCAAAGGCAACGGTTATGTTCGAGGCAGCTCCGAGAACACTGGCACGTGTCTCTTCTGTAGTGGATCAGGCCATAAATATCACGGACCACGGGTCACGGCTGACGATTACATAAACATTATTGATAAACTTTATGTAGAAAATTATGGCAGCAAAAAGCAAACTAAGAAAAAATCTAACTGATACGCTAAAGCTATTAGCGCGTAAACTTACTTACCCTCAATATCATCAAGTTTTAGTAACCATTGATTCGGCTATGTGTGGTGTTGAGTTTGGATATGATGATACCAGTATATACAAATTTTTTGCTGATGCTGACGAGATATATAAAAACAATAATAAATCTTCTAAAAACATCAAAAGTAAATCTGCTGAGATTATAAATTTCAAAGTGATCAAGGGTGACAAGCCTAATGACTGAAGCGTATAATTATAAAATGAATTATGCTGATGAATTTAAATCTCTTCAACATGTTATATGTGAAGAAAAGATAACCGGTGCACAGTTAACGTCACTGATTGAAGACGTACAGCAAAATTATGAGGTCGCCTCTCTAAGTCCTATTATCAAACATCTGGAGGCACCATATCGTGATTTACTCTCAAAGCTTATTAAGACTTATGGGCACTGAGTTAGCCACAGACTTAGTACACAACAATCATCAAGACGCAGAACAGAAATTATGGAGGCATGTAATATTAAATGCCTTAGAAGATGCTAGTGTAGATCTGAATGACAGAAAGTCAGCTGTTAATAAATTTGAAGCGCATAATTGGATAATGAAGGGCAAAGATTTTGAAAAGATAAGTTGGTGGGCTGGTTGGGATCCAGAACAAGTAAGGCAGCAATATAGAAAAGCTGTCAAAAATATGACAATAAAGTTTACCTATAAACAAGTTAAATGGCAAAAATACTACGTTTTATACAAAAAATTACAGGATGAAAAAGATACAGAAACTAGAATAATTTTAAGAAGATTAGTAGAGGAAGCTCGAAAACAAGTCTATAACGCGCCTATTTCAAATGTAAAAAATTTATGCGCACTTATAATTCAGTAAAAAGTCAAGGCGGAATACGGCGAGGATTTCTATCCCCCGCCGCCTTCACTAACCCACGAGGTAAAAAAAATGCAAATAAATGCATGATTTATAATACTAAATAAACTTATATGGGTAAAGGATAAAAAGATAAGGGGCTAGTCTCCCAGCCCCTTATACACAAACAAAGATAAAGATATCTAAAATTGTTCGAACAAACTATTATAACAAATTTTTTCGTAATACCTATAGCTTACAAATAAAAAAAAATATTTTTTTTAAAAACAAGATTCATTTTAAGAATTAAGAAAAACAGCATAAATAAAGGGTTTTATGACAATTTTATTCTTAAAGTTTAAGAATTTTATTAAAATCAAAAAATTTTTGACCCCTTTTTCTGTTAAAAATTAATTAGTTTTATTATTTTGTAAGGTAGAGGTATTAGCAAAATAAGAATATTTGGTATATTAAAATACAATGAGCAATAGAAGATCTAAGGCAGTAAAATCAATTACAGACTTGACACCAAAGCAGAAAGCTTTTGTTGATATACTTGTAACGAATTGGGGACAAATTTCAAAAGCCGATGCAGTAAGACAAGCTGGGTATGAAACTAAAAGTCCAAATGGAGCTCATGAGATTGGCTCGAGACTTACAAATCCAGATAAAAATCCACATGTTGTTAGATACTTAGAAACAAAATTACTAAAAGAAAAAAGCATTTATGAAAAAGATAAATTAAAAAGATATAAACGTTTTGAATATTTATCTAATAAAGCGGAGAATAAAGGTCAGATAGGTGTAGCAGTAAATGCTGAATATAGATCTGGTCAAATGGCTAATATGTTTGTTAATCAAACAGAAGTAAAACATGTAGGACTGGAGGGTATGAGTCGTGAACAGCTTGAGAAACGTCTTGGAGAGATCGAAAAGAAAATTGGTCAAGCCAAGAATATCATTGACGTTACGCCAAAAGAAACTTCTTAAAACTGGTTGGTCTGGATTTATGACCGTATTTAATGAAGTGCATAATCCAGGTTTGAATATGAATGTTGGCAGCGTGAAGGTAAAAACAAAAAACAATATTACTAAACTTTACTATGAAAAATAAAAACACTATTACTAAACGTTACCATGTAAATTTTAAAACAATATTACTAAAAGTTACTATGTAAATTTTTTATGCAGCCAGATAAAACAACATTAGAAAAAATTAAAAAAAAATATAAACTTGTTGAAGTGCATTGGTACGATATAACAAGTGAAAGCGGTTGGCAAAGTATTGAAGAGGCAAAAAATGTAAAACTAGCTGTTTGTATAACTAAAGGTCATTTATTAAGTAAAAGCAAAGGTATGTATAGAATTTTTGGTGATTATGCTTTAGAGGATAACGAAAAAGATATTGCAGAAATAGGAAATTTAACTATAATACCAAAAGGTTGCGTCATAGAAGTTAAAGATATTAAAACTAAATGACACAATGCTTGACTACATAATC